AGTTCGTCAAACAAGTTCATCGTCTGACTGATGGTGCGCTGTGGAATAACGGCACGTGGGTCGTACGCAACAAGAACGGCAAAACCTCGCTGTCGGTTCACGCCACAGGGCGAGCGATGGATTTGTCGTACCGCAAGATGGGTGCGAAAGGGAAACCGAACGGACGCCAACACGCCCAAGAACTCATCCGACTACTCGTAGCCAACAACGAAACACTCGGTGTTGAGATGATTCTCGACTACTTCCCACAACCACACGGCAGAGGTTGGCGATGCGACAGGCAGGCATGGACCAAGTACAGCAAGGCGACAATCACTGGCGCACCAGGCGGCGACTGGATACACGTAGAAATCTCACCTAAAATGGCGGACTCACCACAAGCAGTGAAGGACGCGTTTGCTAAGGTGAAACAGATTTGAAATGGACACAGGACTCGCCACGGTTATCGCAGCCGCCCTTACCGGCGCGTTCGGATTCCTGGCAGCCGCCATCAACAAATACCGCAAAGAAAACGCCGTCGACCACGCCGTAGTTATCGGCATACTGCGACTTGTCCACAAGTCCCAGCAGCGAACCGAAGACAAGGTGGACCGAGTTGACGAACGCCTCACTCGCCACATAGAGTCACATGCGGCGGAGGGGGTACTTGACAATGAGCGAACAATTGAGCAAGATGGAGTTGAAGACAATCGCGAGGTTTCTTAGAAAGGTCTACCCAGGTATGACCGAGCAAGATGCGTTGTGGAATCTAATAGCAAAAGTCGAACAACTAGCAAAGGGGACCAATGCAAAACCAAGCCGCAGGCGCGGAGATTCTTCTCAAGGCGCATGAACTAATCACGCGAGACAGACAAAACACCTACGCACATCCGCTCGAGGACTACTCGAGGACTACCGCAATCTTCAATGCGTTGAAGGGCGAAGAGGTCATGACAGCAGAAGACGGAATCTTGTTCATGGTTTGCGTAAAACTTTCTCGGCTGATGAACGAAATGCACAACGGCCTTGATGTGCCGGACAACGTCGTTGACCTTGCTGGCTATGTTGGCTGCCTGCAAATGGTGCGCGAAGCGCGGAAGCCCCTGTGAAAAACAGCGACTGGGACATCAGGTCCAACACCTTCAACTTCGACGAGGACCTCAAGTATGGCCAGATGGGCGAGAAGCGCATACGCAAGATGCTCGAGTCCCTGGTCGAGGGTTCGTTCGAAGTAAAGTCAGACCGCTACCGCAATGGAAACATGGCCGTCGAGATGCGGCAGAATCCGCGCCGTTGTGGCAAGTGGGTTCCGTCGGGGCTACAGGTAACCAAAGCCCAATGGTGGGTGTACATTTTCTCAATGGATGGCGGCTTTATCATTGTGTCGGTAGACCGATTGAAACGGTACATTGAGGCAAACATGGACACGCTGGAAACAAAAGACTTTGCAAGGCGTTCAGACAATCCGGCATGGGGATACCTGTTGAAGCCAGCCGACGTGGCTTTGTTGCTTTACGACAAGAGGTATGACGCATGAGCAAGTGTCCGTGGTCCTTGGTTGCCGTGCATTGGGTTGATGCGTTTGATTCGGCAAACGGGTGGATTCACACAAAGGACTACGCACCAAAACCCCAGCATGTGGTGTCGGTCGGCTGGCTGTGGCCCGACTTGCTCGAGGGGTACGTGTCGGTTACTTGTTCTTGGTGCCCAATGGAAGAGCCGGAATTGGATACGGTCGGCATGGTCACGCACATCCCGGCTGGCATGGTGAAGCGAATCGTTGTCATTCACGAACCCGTGTGGGTTGCAAGTCAATGAGGCCGGCGCTACGCTGACCACAACAAGCCAAGGAGGCAAAATGAAAACTAGAAAAATCAGCAAGCCGACGCATGGTTCGGTTGAATGGCTGGCGGTGCGCTGGAAAGACGAGAACGGCGACGCCCGAATCTCGGCAAGCGTCGCGGCTGCCGTTCACGGCGCGCATCCATATACAACGACTGCGGATTTGGTCGCCGAACTCATCGCCGCCGAGCCGCCGCAACCCAAGGCGCCGAACTCGGCAATGCTCAGGGGCACGACTCTTGAGGGCCCAGTGCGCGAATGGTCATCCAAACTTCTGGGATACCCACTTGAAGAGCCACAGGAAATGTACGTGTACGAAGAAGACGGCGTTCGTCTGATTGCAACAATTGATGCGGTTTCACCAGATGGCAAGGTGCACGAAATCAAGACGAGCAAGAAGCGTTTCGACGGCAAACTGCCAGTCATGTGGTACTGGCAGGGTGTGCAGCAGGCTATTTGTACTGGCACAGACGAGGTCGTTTGGTGCGTATTCGATTCGGACATGGACCTCAAGTTCCACAACCAAAAGGTAACCAGTGACGAGAAGCGCCAACACATCGAAGCATGCCGGCGCTTGCTGTCGTACGTCGACATGGGCATGTTCCCCGACGATGTGCGCCCCTCATACCAGAACATCACATCGCTTCACCCAGAGGCGCAGGACACGGTCGTCGAACTGGACGCAGACGCGATGACGATGCTCGAGCAACTTCGCAAGTCACAAGAAATTGCCAAGTCCATGGAAGAACACATCGGCCAGTTGCAGGCAGAAATCTGTCGCCGCATGGGCGATGCTTCAGTTGCCGTTCACGGCGGTATCATTCAGTGCACCTGGAAGAACGTCAGCAGAAAGTCGTTTGACCAGAAAAAGTTCGAGGAGGACCATCCAGCCCTCCGAGATAAATACAGAAAACAAACCACATATCGGCAATTCAAATCAAAAGGAGAACGGTCATGAGATTCAATCTCGACAACTACGAGACGGTAGAGGCACGCCTCGCCAAGTTCTGGGAGATGTACCCGAACGGCAGGATTGCAACCTATGTGCACTACTACGATGACAGCAGGGTTGTATTCAGGGCAGAGGTTTACAAGGACATGCTCGATATGGACCCAGTAGCCAGCGGTTACGCAGAAGAGGTTCGGGACGCAAGCCCAGTCAACCGCACATCGCATGTGGAAAATGCAGAGACCTCGGCAATTGGCAGGGCCTTGGCCAACTTCATCTTCCAGTCCAAGACTGCGCCACGCCCCTCGCGTGAGGAGATGGTGAAGGTTGCCCGTCAGCAGGAGCCAAAGTCAGACGCAGACTTGCTTAGCAAGTTCCGTGCAGCATGTGCCAAGGCCGGACTTGACCCACAGGATGTGGCCAAGTCTGCAGGCGTTGACCTCTACGAACTGACCGATGAATCAATGCCCAAGTTGCGTGATGCATTCAAGAAGATGCAGCAACCCAAACCAGAACCTGCGCCAGTTGGTGACAGCCTGTTGGACAAGGTCAAGGAAGTATTCCCTTCGGCTGAGGTCAGCGACGAGCCCAAGATAAAGGACCCGACTGCACCTGCAACCAGTTCGCAGATTGGCAAGTTGCGTGCAATGCTCATGGCCAACGGTATTGGTGAGCGACCCAAGCAGGTCGAAGCGGTAGCCGATATCATCAACCGACCCATTGCCAAGTTGGACATGTTGAACAAGGGCGAAGCCAATCAGGCCATCAAGGCGCTTGAGGCTCGTGCTTCACGTGGATGAACGCAAAGGAGAGTGCCAAGGGAACAGGGATAAGTGTTCCCACGACAACTGCCCTTTGTTTGGCACTTTGGGAAGAGCAGACCGAAAGGGGGTACGCCGAGTTAGAGGGTGTTCGGATGCTGCCGCTCGCGGTCGTCGAAATCGGACTAAAGGGGATGCGAAGGCGCGTCGTGCCCGTAAAAAGTTGGGGTTGGGCGGTCACCTTACACGTCACGAAGAAAATTGGGGTGGTGCTTTTCGTACCGAAATCAAAGCCGGCTTACAGGTCGGTCCGATTGCTACCCGTTTCTACGCCGCTAAAGCCCAGTCTGAAGCGGCGAAGGCGGTGGGCGACATTCGCCCGTTCGTGATGGTGGCAATGCCCGATGGAACCAGCAAGGGAATCGTGTTGATGGACTTGGAAGAGTTCAGTGAGATAGTGTTATTGATTGAAAGATAATCGGTGAGACAAAGGGTCCCTGTCCTCCTTCAGGGCTCACCGACCCCGGCTGGTGCGGTTGCTGGTATTCCCGCACAGCCGGGGCAAAACCCCCAATAGAAACAAGATTGGAGCAATCATGGAAGTAATACCCAGGATTTTAGGGATGGCTTCAGCCGTCTTATTTTTCTTCGGTGCGGCGCTTGGTGCTACCGAGCCCGAACAGAAGGAAGCAACGGTGGTGGTGACAGAGGTGCCGGGGGGATTTGCCTTTGTTACCACCACCAGTGTTGACACCCCCACCACTACCACAACCGTTTACATGGTTCCGCCCACGGCGCGGTGTGGCCAGTGGTGGGGGCTGGCAATCGAAGCCGGCTGGCAAACAGAAGAACTCGAGACGCTTGACTACGTAATGTGGAAGGAATCGCGATGCGACCCGACCCAGCACAACACGACCCGAAACAGGGATGGCTCTACCGATGTGGGCCTGACGCAGGTGAATGACAGGTCGTGGTGCCTGCCAACGAGATGGTATCCAGGCGGATACTTGCAAACGATTGAAGTGCTCGCTAGCGTTGGGTGCGAGGAGTTATTCGACCCGTTCACAAACCTGCGAGCGGCGAAGGCAATACATGATTATGCAAAACAAACCAGCGACGACGGCTTCGCGCCGTGGGGGATATAGCCATATGGAACTATTCAGTGAGTGGATGCTCAATGACACCGACGACAGGTTCATGAAGCACGCAGCCTGCAAGGGATTGGACAGAAGCATGTTCTTCCCCGAGCGTGGCGCCAATGCCGTAATCAAGAAAGCAAAAGCAGTGTGCGCTTCTTGTCCCGTGCAGGAAGACTGTCTGCGCTTTGCCATGAACAACCGCATTCAGTTCGGGGTGTGGGGTGGAACGACTGCGTATCAGCGCATCAAACGGTGGAGCAGGAAGGGAACTAAGTGAGCGGCGACGAACACATGTTGAACTCTTGGCTGGCGGAACTGCAGGTTGCGGTTGATACGCTGCGGGAGGACAAGAAAGAACTTCAAACTCGGGTTACCGAGTTGGAGGAAACAATAGCCATGTACAAATCCATGGTGGAACGACTAAGACTGGCCATGGGCCAGGGGAGTGATTATTACCTATGAGCAACGAAACAAACAGTTGGTACAAGTTGAAGGACGGCACGTGGGGTGCAAAACTCCGCCATGCTGCCAACGAGGGGGACAAGGTAACACTGACCACCAAGGATGGCAAGCAGAGCGAAGTCTGGCTATCTCGCAAGATTGCCCAGTTCCCTGACGCATCCCTTTGGAGCATCTCTCCAGAGGAGCCAGAGTTACTGGTGGCGCCGGCAGATGAAGAGCCCTTCTGAACAGCACAACTGTGACCATTGCGGCACAGTAGAAAGAGCGCTTACAAAGTGGCCCGACAGCATACTCGATGAGTGTGCTTGTCGGTGCCACTTGTATGCCAAGGGGCTACTGACAGCAGAAACAAAAAATTGGAGGAGAAAGAAAATCAAATGACCAGCGCAGTAAGGTGCAAGAAATGCAACGCCATCGTGGTGCACGACAAGCGAAACGTAGCAGGGTGCAACTGTGACCCCGATGCTCCGACTTGGGTTTACATCCAGCCAGACGGAAGAGTGCGAGGTTTCTCGCAGTCCGAGTGGGAGATGGTGGACCTGTGAAAGAGAGATGGAATTGTCCAAAGTGCGACAATAGAATCGTGTTGCATGTGCATGTGGAAACACCGCCGGTATGCCACAACAAGGCGGCTCATACATCGAAGCCGCAGGAAATGGAGAAGGAGAATGATGCCAACGGGAACGTTTGAACTACCAGATTTTTCTGATGAAGAGAAGCACATAGCAGAGGAAGTGTTGACCGAACTGGTCGTGCTTGCGTTGACGGTGCGTCCGGCGCTGAAGAACTACATCATCGACTTGTGTGATGGAATACAAATGACGCTTTCTGAAGACGCGGTTGAACGCAGCAAGCAATACGCAGTGCTGCGAGTGCAAGCAATGAAGCAGGAGTAGCGCTACCGGTTTCGTCTCCGCGCGTAGCGCTACCGCTACCGCTGCCAACGGCTGAATGAATAGGGCTGGGCGAACGCGTGTTCGCTTGACTTCGGGTTCGGCGTCGGGTACGCTCGCAAACGGCTGGGCGAACGCCCAGCCCTAGCACAAGGAGACAACACACATGAAACAAGCAAGAATACGCAAGAGTTCCTCGTTCTCTGAGGCACTCGACAAGGCACATCAAGAAACTGCTGGCTCAACAAGAGGGCCAGGCTTCCATAAACTCCAGAAGGTCATGGACACTCTGGACAACGAGTCAGGTGATAGCGAAGGGTTC